CGTCAGCAAATTCACCCAAAAGAAAGCGTCTTTGTAATCTTGAACTCAGATTCTTTAAAGAATCAAGGTAATTATCTGACAGATTTTCCGCATTGTCTGAAGGATTTATCTGAAAGTTAGCGTAATCATCAGGATTTGATAATGGAATCTTTGATTCAGGATCGCGCTTTAATACGAATATTTGATATGTCCAATGGTTTTTATTAGGTGGATTGCAGTCAAAAAACATTTTTGGTTTAAGCAATTCATCGGGTTTTCCCTGTATCTTTTGCATGACTTTTTGAGCCAAACGAGTCATGGCGATGCCGACCGATCCCCAAACGATTTGTGAGGATTCGTTCAAATAGATGGTGACAAATTCCATACCAAGGATCTTTTCTGTCCTTTCTTTGTCATCAAGACCACCAAACCATACTTCCGAGCCATTTGGAAAGGTCACATACCAATGAGTTTTATCCAGCTTGTATTCCATTTGTGGGAAACAGAGCTTCATCACTTTTGGAAAAGTGTCATAAACAATGGAATTGACCACATGGTTAAAGCGAAAACGAAGGATTGCATGGCGAGATCCAGGCGCTTTCAATGCCCTAACTACAAGCTGACGCACCAAAAGAAAGGTTTTTCCTGACCTTGAGCCACCAAAAAGCATGATGTAGATGGCTGAAGATGCGAGTATTGCTTGGGCTTGTAACTGTTTTGTATGAAGTTTCACGCTTGTTCGTCAAGAGTCGAAATCATTACGGAGAATGGCGCACCATCTTTGCCGGTCACTTCTTGCTCAGTTTTATCGCGCCATCCAAGGACATTTTTTGCAGTAAAGATCGCAAAACTTGGAATATATGCCCCATTCATTGTGCCTTCGACAAGAATTGCCTCTTGAAAATCCTTGGCTCTTTTATAAGCGTAAGAAAATTCTGGGTGTTTTAGCTCGCCATCTTCGTTTGTAGAGGTTGCCCAGTCATGTAATGTTTCACGTGTAACACCGACAATCGTGGCAAATCTAGCAAGCGTTGGGAACTTGTTAGGCAGCTCTTGAACCTTCTCATCGCCATTCTTATCTCTGACAGTTACTTCTCTTGTCGGGGAGATATTAAAGAATTCAACGAGTTGATCGGCAAATTCTTCCTTATAGAGCGATGGTCTGCCTCTATCAAGTAAGTCTTTGGGATCTTTCTTTTTGGTCATTATTGGACTGACGCAGAATGGTTACGATAATGCTCAATGTCTTGAGCGATCTCAAGGAGGTGCTGAGCCATTGCTTCGCCCTTCATAATCTGCTGGCGATTTGATGGCACGATTTGAGCCATAGCGATCCATACGGAGTAAAACTGAGATAGCTTCTCATATTCGTTTGGATCAATTTCGTTTTTGACGTTTTCTTGTGTAGTCACCTGAAATCTATTCCTGTTTAATGGTTGAAAATTAGTCGTGCATTTTATTTCTTCTTTGCTTTGGCTTTTCCAGCTTTTTTAGCAATTGCTTCACGTTGAACTGCATATCCGATCGCTTCGGCCTGCTTTGGCTTTTTGCCTGCCTTGATTTCCTTGGCAATATTGGCAGAGCGAGTCTTTTCTGACGTTCCTTTGCGTAATGGCATTTTTTGTCCTTAAAAGGTAAAAGACTAGGGTTTCCCCTAGTCAGTTATTAGGCGATGCTTTGCCATTTAGTGCCATCGGAATAGAATACTGCGCCAATTCCAGTAGCGTTTGTGGTGATTCCTAATGATCCAGCTGCTGCGCCTGCTGGAACTGAAGTCGAGTTCGCAGTAATTGCAGTAGTCAGAGCATAGAATCGCGCTCCACTTTCAAATTTAATAAAGTTGACGATTGGCTCGTCATTTTCTACACCAGCAAAATAATTCGGCATGGTTATTTCCTTTTAGTAACTTTGGCCAAGACAGAGATTTGCGCTTTTGCTTCTCTCTGTGCTGCAGCCATTCTTGATCTATTAGCTTCGATCTCTTTAGCCCGTTGAAGGGTGCGGAGGTCATCTTGCGCTCGCCACTTCTTTTCTTCGGCATCCATGCGAGGCGCAGCAATGATTACTTCTGCTTTACTTGGGGCTTTACGAGCTTTAGTGGTGAGCGTAGCCATTATTTGACGTTGGTTTCTTTGATCATTGGGACACCGTTCGTCAAGTTAGGCTCTTTAACAGGGCCTTCAGGTGGAACGATGTATGGCTCATTACCAACTCGGCATTGCTGAGCATAGTCAGCAGCGCGTTGTAGGTGTCCAGGATCTTTAATTCCTGATTTGCCTGTTTTTTCTTTTTCAGCTTTGGATTCATAGGACATTTTGCCCTTTTCGCCCATGCCACGCTCTTTAGTGCGCATTTCTTCTTTGCTCATGTTTAACTCCATAAATAGATGAATTTAGCTAAATCCCACCCATTAGGGGTGATTAGCCCAACTATAAATCAAATCAAGGCATTTTTCAAAAGATTTTTTTTCTTCTCTTTGTAGATTCGAATAATCTCTTTCAGATCGTCAATGGTGTATTTTTTGACCGAATTATCCGATTCCAAAGCCTCAACACGCTCGATGCCAATTCGCTTGATCAATCCAATACGATAGTCAACCGCGCGCCCAGCTCCCCATCGATTACATTGCTTGCGTTGGCCATGAGCATTATCTTCATGGAATCGAATATGAGGGGCAGATCCAACCGATCGGTAATGGCCACAATCAAACGCACCTCCGACTTCATAAAATCCTAAATCCAATCCGCAACAAATACAGGGTTTTCCCTTATCTCTTTCGCGAATGTAAGCATTGAACGCGACTTGGGCTTCGCGCTTCCAATCTGACAGGGTTTTGTAGGCTTGTAGGCGCTTTTTTGTTTCAGCACGATCAATTCGTTGCTCTTTGGCTTTTTGCTTTGCTATGGCCTGTTTTGCCAACTCTACGGAGCATTCGACACCGCAAACTGATTGACCAAAGCGCTCTTGCATAAATCTTTCTTTGCAAAATTTGCAGTTTCGCTCTTTTAGCTTTAGTTTAATCATATGCAATATCCGAAAATTTAATTCCACGCTCAGCACCAAAAGCCATCATAAGATCAATAAGCTCGGCCATTTCTGATTTTGTCATTTTGCTAGTGCGCTGCCCACAAACTACAAAACCGCCATCGATGCCAGGCACTACCTTTTGACTTTTAAGCGATGCAGAAAAAACATCCTTCCATTCATCCGAAGTGAGTTTGTTTCCATACCAATTGACCTGATCGCTAACCTCGGCAAGCATTGCCCACATTTTTGCATTCTGCTCCAAAGATCGAGTTTTCTTTTTAATCTCGCAAATCATGTCCTCAGATGCCATTTTTATCGCTTGCATGGCATTTTGTTTGACTTGCGAATTAATCAAAAAAAAGGTTTGTTTATCGCTCATACTATGTCGGAAGCCTGAGAAATGCCCATGGCACGAAGGATTTTGCGAACTTTTCTATAAACACGCTTCAAAATGTCAGCGACCGCTTGATGGCTTATGCCTTCAGCTTCGGCAATCTCACGCAATGTCATTGGCTCATTATTCATCATTCCCATCCTTTTTCATAAAAGCTAGTATTTGATCCCGACTCGGTGCATTCTTGAACCTTGCTATTGACGCAAACATGATCTCCTGTTGTTTCCGGCTCGGCCTCGCGCTTTTCACCAGTCTCACACAACAAAAAAGGCATGACATATTGAAAATTCCCGATGAACCAAGGCATTGTGACGATTCGCATTGCATTAATCCCCTTTCAAGCGATTAGCAACCAAAGTGGCATATCCAGCAATATCATGCCAATGATCGTGAATATCAGGATTGCCATTAAGGATTCGCGCAACTTTGTGCATGATCATCTCAAGCGCTTCTTTTTGATCATCTTCAAGACCGCCATAGTTGTATTGAACGCTAATTATTGCTTTTAATTTTTGGCTGATTTGAGCATGGTCAGTAAATATGCCATGAGTTTTTTGACGCTGATCTAATGTTTCATTGATGTCCATTTTCTAGCCTTTCTTTTAATAATTTCCATGCGATTGCAGCCACTCTTGATACTTGTCCGTTTCCAATGGCTTTAAGTCTGTCCACTCGAGAGGCCACCCCATCAGCCACTCTACCCACGTTGGGTTCAGCCGGCCACTCGTATTTGGTTTTTCTTTGCTCATTACTACTTCCCCCAAATTGCTTTTCCAATGCTTGCAATCGGGATCTAGATGCCGACTTATTGCGTGACGTGAATCTTGGCAAACTGGAGTCGGCCACATTTCCATTCTTTTCTTTAATGCTTTTCTTGAATTGCTCCCTCCATCCAATCCAGTCGTGTTCGGAGTATGAAAAAAATTCTCGTTGTTTGGCACATATCCAAATTCTTTCTCTAAGATGAGGTGCGCCCACATTTGCTGCTCCAAGCACTCCCCATTCCGCATCGAACCCCATTTTGGCCAAATCTCCGAGTACGACTCCAAGTCCTCTAGAAGTGAGCATTGGTGAGTTTTCCACAAAGACAAATTTTGGTCGTACTTCGCAAATGATGCGCGCCATATGTTTCCACATTGAGCTACGCTTTCCTGTGATTCCAGCACCCCCCCGCTGCTGATATGTCTTGGCATGGAAATCCTCCAGATACGACATCAACAATTCCTTTCCAAGGTTTTCCATCAAAGGTTTGAACGTCATCCCAAATCGGGAAACTCGGCAGAAGTCCGTCATTTTGTCGGGCGCACAGTACGCTTGCTGGGTAGGCTTCCCATTCGACTGCACAAACTGTTTGCCATCCAAGCAAATGTCCCCCAAGTATTCCTCCACCAGCGCCTGCGAAAAGAGCCAACTCATTCAAAACCTCGCCTCCTCAAATTGAAATACTGGTTTATTGATCTTTTTTGCAACAATTTTCCATTCAGGCCTAAGTGAAACCAAATAGCGCGCTTCGGTTTTGCTTTTTACCTGACGAATCATGCCTAGCTCGTCATAGATGTAATAAATCACGCAGGCCTCCTTTTATCGCGTTGATCCAAAATAAACTTCTTCATCTCAAAATAGCTATTAAAACGAGCCTTGGCTGGATCTCCACCGCATTCGATACGATATGCCTCCTCAATCTGTTTATCGCTTCCAAGAGGCAATTCTTTAGCTTTCTGAGCCATTTGTGCAGCTTGCTGCATCCAGGATGCTTCAAAAGAGCGCCATCCTTTAAAAATGATGGTTTCCAAAACATCGGATAAGGACATTTTTGCCAAATTAGCTTCTTTGATCAATCTTGCCAACACGCGATCTGTCACCGGTGCTTTAAGTCTTTTCCTATAAATCAAAAAATCATTCCAAAGATCAACACTAACTCCGTCAGGAGTTGCGACTTTAGGAGCAGTAGTTTTTATATGGTTCTTGGTTATTGGTTCTTGGTTCTTGGTTGGCATTGGGGAGTGATTAGGGGGGGTAATAGGGGGGCTATCGCTACCCTTATTCCACCTTAATGCTGCACCCTTGCGACCCCCATCTTTCATAGCTTTGTATTTAGCTATTTCCTCATCGGCTCTTTTTAAATGCCAGGCATTATCTTGATAAATAAAGAATTCAGAAAGAATTGAGCCAACAATTTCAAAGCTAGAGCGCACCTTACGAGCCAGTTTTGACGTATCTGTAAAAGGTTCTTCAGTTTGATAATAAAGATCAATCATGCGCCTATAAGCCAAATCTTCCGCATCGGTAAGATGGCTGGTATGGCTCAGATAATCCCCAATATGAAATGGGTAAAAGTTCATTTCAGTCCTTTTTGAATAGGTCTGGACGCAAAAGTTCTTTAGTTAAACGACCCTCAGAAAGATCAAGAATTCGCTTTAAATGCTTGATTGGCACTCGACCGCGATCTGCCCAGTTGTAAACGGCAGATGGCCTTATTTCTAGCTTTTCAGCCAGTTTCGTGATTGAGCCAAATTCGGCTTTTAATAAATTTAATTGATGCATAATTCCTCCTTTTTCCACATAGTATCATAAAATGAATAAAACTGTTGTATTAGGGAAACTCCCTAGAAAATAGTTGTAGCAAAGTGGAAATATAGTGTATAGTAACACCCATGCAGTAAATTTTTTAAACAAGTGATGAAGGAGAAAGTGATGAAAAAAGCAATTTTTGAATGGATCGGTGTAATCATTCTTGGAATCATCTTAGGCGCGATGTTCGCTTGGGGGTTTTAATCATGGGAATGAGCCGACACGATGCTTACTACGAGCCTGAAGACTACGATGATCGCACAGACGAGATCGAGGAACGCACCTGGCAATTAATGAAAAAAGAATACAACCCAAAGACTTCAATAGCAATTGCAGAAGCGCTGAGCGAATTAGACGTTGATACCGCGCAAGCCCTTCAAGACGCGATCGATACCGGTGATTATGAGCAAATTGGCAGAAAAATCATGGCCATTTCTTTTGATTACCAAGAATCACTAGCCAAGCAAGTTGCTGAGTTTGAAATTAACGATTAAGGAAACCCATGAAAGTCTATCAAGCAATTAATGCAGTTCAAGCCGAATTAGCAAAAGTCGGTATCACCAAAAGCCGAACCAACCAACAAGGCGCATCTTACAAATTTAGGGGGATTGACGATGTTTTCAACACAGTCAGCCCTTTAATGGCCGAGCATGGCCTTTGTATCCTTCCAAGGGTTTTGACAAGGGAATGCGTAGAGCGCCAAACCAAAGCTGGGGGAGCAATTTTCTACGTTACGGTTGAAGTAGAGTTTGATTTTGTATCGGCAGAGGATGGCTCAAAACACACCGTCAAGACCTTTGGTGAAGCAATGGATACATCGGACAAAGCAACCAACAAGGCAATGTCAGCAGCCTACAAATACGCAGCATTGCAGGCTTTTGCGATTCCAACCGAGGGAGACAATGACGCAGACTTGCATACCCATGAAGTCGCGCCAAAAACTAAGCCAGCAACGGTTCAAAAAACCCCATTGTCAGAAAATCAAGTTTCAGACTTTGTGATTTCAATAATGGATAGCGACACGCTCGATTCTTTAAAGATTAATCACGCAACCGCTTATAAGTTAGCTTTTGCACAAAATGATACCTACGCGATCAAGAAGATTGATAGCGCAAAAGACATTCGCAAAGGCGAATTGATGGCCACTCAAGCATAAGGATTCAAAATGACCGATCTAACCCTTTATACAATTGCTGACCAATATTTGCAAGATATTCAAAAGTTGCAAGATATGGATTTGGACGAGCAAACCTTTGCTGATACTTTGGAAAGCCTATCCGGTGATTTAGAAGTCAAAGCAACCAACGTGGCCATGTTTGTCCGCAATTTGGAAGCAAGCGCAGAATCCATCAAAGCAGCAGAAAAACAAATGGCAGAGCGCAGAAAATCCATTGAAGCAAAAGCCGAACGGATCAGAAATTATCTTAAAGACAACATGGCGCGCACAGGAATCACTAAGATTGATTGCCCATACTTTGCGCTTAGTTTGCGAAATAGACCACCAGCAGTTGAAGTAATCAATGCCGATGAGATTCCAGCGCAATACTTTGATATTCCTGAACCCCCAGCTCCAGTTTTAAACAAAAATCGCTTAAAAGATGACCTTAAAAATGGGGTTATTGTTGAAGGCGCTCGATTAACCCAAGGCAGTTATCTTCAAATCAAATAAGGACAATCATGGCAATTAAATACTACATCAATGCTGCAGTTTCAGAATTCGAAGGCAATGATGGCAAAAGCAAAAGACGCTATCAGACCATTGGGGTTATTGTTGAAACAAGACATGGACTTATGCTGAGCCTCGAATCAATCCCATTATTAGGGCTTAAAGATGGCAAATTATTGGCATTTTTAAACGAACCAGGCGAAAAGAATGCTGATCAAAATCAGCAAACTCCAACAACCGAATCAAATCTTGATGACATTCCATTTTAGGAGAATACGATGAATTTCAATACTCAAAACGACAATATCTTGGCTTATTCAAAGAAAAAATATATTAGCGGATTAGTGGCTTTGGAATTATTTGGTTGCATTCACTTACCGCGCAGAATCCTTGATTTAAA